GGTCTGGCGTTGTTGACCGTTTGCAAGAATTGGGTTTGCCTGTGCGAGGCGTGAATGTAGCAGAAAGCCCCTCTATGGGTGATACATATATGAACTTGAGGTCTGAGCTTTGGTTTAAGTGCAAGGCGTGGTTGGAGGATCGTAGTTGTAAGCTGCCGAAAGATGACCAACTTATTGCTGAATTAACGGCGATAAGGTATAGCTTCACGTCTTCTGGTAAAATGAAAGCAGAGTCTAAGGATGAGATGCGCAAGCGTGGCTTGGGTTCACCTGATTTGGCTGATGCTCTTTGTTTGACGATGGCTTCTGATGCTGCAACTGCATTGTCTGGCGCGTTTAAGACGTGGCGCGGCGAGTTAAAGCGGAATTTGCTTGGCATTGCGTGAATTTTTGGGCGTCTAAGCTCTCTGTGTTAGGTTGTAGGTGCAACTTATATGGAGGTTTTTGTTATGCCTATGGTGAACGGTAAGAAGTACTCTTACGGCAAAAAGGGTATGGCTGCTGCTAAAAAGGCGGCGAAAAAATCCGGCAAGAAAATGAAGATGAAGAAGAAGTAATGGCTAAGAAACCTGGGCTATATGCCAACATTCATGCAAAGCGCAAACGGATCAAGCGCCAGAAAGCAGCAGGCAAAACGCCAGAGAAAATGCGTAAAGTAGGATCAAAGGGTGCGCCAACAAGCAAAGCTTTTAAGCAAAGCGCAAAGACGGCGAAGAAGAAATGAGCATATTTGACGAACTAGCAAGATCAGGCGGTTATTATAATGCGCGTGATATGTTTGACGGCGGCGGGGCTATGGCGCGTGGTGGTCGTTTTGAGGGTGGCGGTTTGTTAAGCTTAATCGGCAACCTAGCTAATTCTATTGCTGGTCGAGACATGGGCAAACGTTCTGCATATTTTGCAAAAAAGCCTATGCAACGGCCTATGCCTATGCAGAACAATGCGCCTCGAACGGTTGAGCCAAGCATTACTTCTGACCCTAGAAATTTTGCAAGAGGAACAGAACCGAGGATGCTGACTGAAGCAGAGAAAGAGGCGCTTGTTATGGCGCAGTTTTTCCCTTCTGCAATGCAACCAGTTATGGACCCAATGCTTAACACCCCCTCTGCCCCTATGCAGTTTGTGCCGCCAAGCTCTCAAATTGATCCAAGATTAAAAAAAATAAGTGATTTTCCACCAGTTATTCCTGTTTTGCCAGAAGCGCCTATGCCGCCAAGCATTAATACGCAATCTGCAAATATTTTAGCAACGCCTGCCGGTATGTCTGATATTGAATTACAGTTACGCCGTAGGTTTCCAGATGCGACAGACGAAGAAATACGAAGGGCAATGCAAATGGTAGCAAATTCAAGGCCGTACAACTGATGCCTGCCAAGCGCAAAAAAGTATCGCCAAGCAAAAAATTTGCAGATGGCACAACGTATAAGGATGGCGATGGCAAAACGCGTCGGCGTGTATCATCTCCTGGCACAAAGCGAGGCAAGGCATATTGCGCAAGAACGGTAAGCCAGAAACGCACGCCAAAGGTGAAAGTGCGTCGTAAGGCATGGGGTTGCCGTGGTAAAAATTCAGTGAGGACGTAGATGGCATTAACGACATACGCAGAGCTTAAAACAGCTATAGGTGACTTTCTTAACCGTGATGATTTAACAAGCGTTGCGCCAGATTTTATTACTCTTGCAGAAGCAGACATAAACAGGCGTGTGAGGCATTGGCGTATGGAGGGCCGTTCTACAGCGCAAGTTGATACGCAGTTTAGCGCCCTACCCGCCGATTTTGCAGAAGCTTTAACTTTTCACGTAACGTCTGGCGATTTGGCGCAGATCGAGTTGTTGAGCAAGGCCGAGATGTTAAAGCGTCGTAAGTCTAGTTCTGATGCAACTGGCAAGCCTGCGTTTTATGCAATTACAGCGGGTGAGATTGAGGTTTATCCAACGCCAGACGGCACTTATTCAACTGAGTTGTATTACTATAAGCGTGTGGCTGCGTTGAGCGACAGCAATACCACCAATGATATTCTAACGTATTTCCCAGATGTGTATTTGTATGGCGCACTGGTTCACTCTGCCCCTTACTTAAAAGACGATGCGCGTGTTGCGGTTTGGGGAAATACTTACGCGCAAACCCTTGCTGATATTAACAGCGAATCTGAGGCAACTAAGTTTGGCGGTTCTGGCCGTCGCATGAAAATAAAGGCGTACTAACCATGAGTTTTTCCAACACTTTCGAGACACACGTATTAAATTATGTGTTTACTGCAACAAGCGTAACAAGGCCGACAGCTTGGTATGTGGCGCTATTTACGAGCAATCCGGCTGAAGATGGTAGCGGCACAGAGGTTTCTACTTCTGGCACTGCGTATGCGAGGCAAACCGTTGCATTTACCGTGTCTGGCAATCTGGCAACTAATTCTGGCGCTATTGAGTTTCCGACAGCCACCGCGAGTTTTGGAACAGTCACGCATATAGGCGTATTTGACGCAAGCACGAGCGGTAATCTTATTGCTTATTCTGCGTTATCTGCAAGCAAGGCAATTGCAACCGGGGATGTGTTCCGCGTTCCAACTGGTGATCTAGACATTACGCTCGACTAATGGCCTACAGAGCCTCATACGGTGCCGACTTATATGGCACTGGTTTGTATGGTGTTACTGGTGCGATTGACGCCGCCGCAACTGTAACGCCTGCGCTAAGTGCCGCCTGTTCAGCGCAAGTTGTCCGAGAGGCTTCATCTGCTATTGCCGCAAGCGCTACAGTAAGTTCGTTTACTGGTGAGATACTCATTGATGGTGCAGCGACAATTACACTACAAAGCGCAACGGTTAGCGTTGGAGAAGAATACGTCGAGGCTGACGGTTATCGCCCTGGATATGGGTTGCGCACGTATGGCACAAGTATTTATGGCCGTAACGACAGCGTTGAGCAAGGTACCGCCACAATTGCCGCAACTTTAAGCGTTGCCACTGCTTATATTAGAAAACGTAACGCATCCGCATCTATTACGGCAAGTTTAAGTTCTACCGCAACTGGCGTGTTTGATGTTGTTGGTGGTGCTAATTTAGCAATTTCATCTAGCTTTACCGCAAGTGCAAATCGCGTTCACTTAGCGTCCTCAACCTCGACCATTGCATTAAGTTTAACTGCGTCTGCCGTAGAAAAGTGGGAGCCAATCGCAGGCACGCCGGAAACGTGGACACCAGTAGCGGCCACAAGCGAAACATGGACAGAGATCACCTGGTCACGCGCTGCATAGAATTTTGGAGCTACAGCAAAACTGTGCGATAGTTGCCTCAACGAGCTACGGCGCTTGTTTCCCTTACATTGATGGAAAAGTGTGCGTAGCAAAAACGTAACTGAGGAGTTTATTTATGCCGACAACGACAACTAATTATAGCTTCCAACTGCCAACCGTGGGTGGAGATGAAGATGCGTGGGGAGGTTATATAAATGCTACAATCACGTCGCTTGATACGCTTTTAGGGGGCGTTACTAATACTGAGTTTGAAATTTTAGATGGCGCGACAGTTACGACAGCAGAATTAAACATTCTTGACGGTGTTACTGCAACAGCAACGGAACTCAACATTCTTGATGGCGCGACAGTTACGACAGCAGAACTAAATATACTTGACGGTGTTACATCTACAGCAACAGAACTAAACCTACTTGATGGAGTAACGGCAACTACGGCTGAGTTAAACTATTTAGACATTGCAACACTAGGATTAACAGCAGCATCTAAAGCTGTTACAGCAGACGCAAATGGCGTAGTTGGCTTTGACAACGGCACGACAGAGGAAAGCACAGTCGTAACCTCTAGCTCCAACGCAGCCACGATTAACCTACGTGATGGCAACGTGTTTACACACACTCTATCTGAAAATGTAACCTACACGTTTAGCAACCCAGCCGCATCTGGCAGAGCTTCAGCATTTATCTTAAAGGTGGTGCAAGACAGTAGCGCAAGGACAATAACTTGGCCTAGCAGCGTAGATTGGGCAGCGGCCACAGCACCCACGATAACTGCTACTAACGCAGGGGTGGATGTGTTTGCATTTATCACGGTGGATGGCGGTACGAATTACTACGGCTTTACTCTAGGTCAGGCGATGGGATAGCGGCATGTCAGTAAGTAAAATAGTAGCGGCAGCGGCCTCTAGCGCAGGTGGAGCAGGTCTTGATGTAGACGAGGTGTTCAGCACGTTTTTGTATGAAGGTACAGGTGCGTCAAGGTCTATCACCAACGGCATTGATCTAAGTGGCGAAGGAGGTTTGGTTTGGACAAAATGTAGAAACAACGCACACGACCATCATCTTTTTGACACAGAGCGAGGAGTTCTAAAACGTCTTAGGTCAAATAGTTCTGAAGCAGAACATAGCGAGGCTAATTCATTAACAGCTTTTAATTCTAATGGATATACGTTAGGTAGTGAATATGCACATAATGGTAGCACCCAGAATTTTGTAAGTTGGACATGGCGCAAAGCCCCTAAGTTTTTTGATTGTATTTCAATAGACGTTGCTGATCCTGAGCCAACAAGTGTAACCGTAAATCATAACTTGGGTCAGCAAGTGGGCATGGTAATTATGAAGTCCTATCTACATACTTATCCTTGGTATGTTTGGCACAGAAGTCTTAACGCAAATAAGAATTTAGAACTAAACACTACAGCAGCCGAGGCGAGTTTTGGCGGCACTGGCTTTAGTTCAACATCTACCACAATTACAATTCCAGGTTCGTTTGTTCATTCTGGCAGCAGTAACGGAAAGTGTATACTATATTTATTCGCACACAACGATGGTGACGGTGAATTTGGGGAATCGGCTGACCAAGATATTATCAAGTGTGGGAGTTACACTGGAACAGGCTCAAGTGGAAACAGCATTACTTTAGGCTTTGAGCCTCAATTTTTAATGGTGAAAAGAACTGACAGTTCAAATGCTTGGGAAGTAGTTGATATAATGCGTGGCTTTCCTAGAGCAGATGGTGAAAGCACTTATTTACGTTGGAACGCTTCTAGTGCAGAGGCTACAGCTTCAAACATGCAGGTTGTACCTAGCGCAACAGGTTTTACTATAAACTCAACAAACGATATAAATGCTAGTGGTAGCACTTGGATTTACATGGCAATCAGACGTGGCCCACTCGCAGAGCCAGAGAGTGCGACTGATGTGTTTAGTATGGACACTCAAGGAAGTAGTGCTCCTTACTTTGATAGTAATCACATTGTTGATATGGCTCTTGTAAAAGCACTAACTACTACTGGCGATTGGTATAACTATGCAAGATTTATGGGTGAAAAATATTTAGCAACAAACACAACGGCTGCTGAAGCTAATGCAAGCGAGGCAGGTTTTGACTTTATGGACGGTCACATTGATGCTAACTGGGGCAGTGGATTCCCACGTAGTTCAATGTGGAAACGTGCACCCTCGTATTTCGATGTGGTTGCTTACACAGGCACAGGAAGCGGAAATTTACAAATATCTCATAACCTTGGTGTAGCCCCTGAAATGATGTGGGTAAAAATACGAAGTGGTGCAACTAATGATTGGGTTGTGTACCACAAAGACTTGCCAACATCAGGAAACACAAAAAAGAGTTTATTTCTAAATAGCACTAGTGCAGGAGGCTACGGAGATTACTTTGCTAATGCTTCTAGCGTACATGTTGCTCCTACATCATCAGTATTTACACTTGGTTCAGAAGCTGCCGTAAATGGAAGCTCTAGTTATACCTACATAGCCTACCTTTTCGCTACCGTAGCAGGTGTATCCAAGGTGGGAAGCTATAGTCATACAAATGGTTCTGCAACTAATGTAGATTGTGGATTTAGCAATGGGGCTAGGTTTATAATTATAAAAAGAACGGATAGCACAAGTGATTGGAGAGTATTTGATAGTGTCAGAGGCATAGTCTCTGGAAATGATAACTATCTCTTACTTAATGACACAGATGCAGAATCCGTATACGATTTTGTAGACCCTCTATCTTCAGGTTTTACTGTAGCTAGTAACTACGATACTGGTGACTACATCTTCTACGCAATCGCATAGAGTGATCAAGATAACAAATCAACTGACGAAAGGAGTATCAACTAATGTCAGAATATCGTGAAAGAACAACAGGCGAAGTTAAAACGCAAGGACAGTGGCGAGCAGCATTTCCGAATATGTCTCTGCCTCGTGTCTGGACTAGCAATGTCTGCGATGCAATGAACATTGATCCAGTATTAGCAAGCCCTGCTGCTACGACAACAGCATATCAAACATCTGCAAGAGATGGCGTTGAGCAAAACGCAAACGGTGATTGGGTTGAGAAGTATGTGGCAAGAGACATGTTTGCTGATACTACGGATGAGGATGGCGTTACTACCACCAAGGCAGAGCACGAAGCTGCATACCAAGCTACACTAGATGCTAAGACTGCAACTGCAAACAGATCAACCAGAGACAGCAAGCTTGCAGAGACAGATTGGCATGGCATGTCAGACGTTACAATGTCGAGCGAAATGACCACGTATCGCCAAGCATTGCGAGATATTACAGCGCATGAAAACTGGCCTAACTTGGAAGATGCCGATTGGCCTACCGCGCCGTAATTATACAAGTACTAGATACTATGGTAATTTATAGGTGTAGC